CCACCACCGCCGCCGCCAGTAGATGTAGCGGATAAAAGACCACCAGCAATAGTTGCGGTAGAACTTTGCCCAGCATTTCCAGCAGTATCTGATACTGCCCCAGAACCACAACCACCAAGTACAAATATATTTAAAACATCCCACCCAGCAGCAGGCATACTAAAAGTGTACGATCCTGGATTAGTGTATGTTGTTTGACTGTAAGAAAATAAAGGCGTTCCAGCAATTACAGTAACTCTACCCCCAATAAGTGAAGTGCCAACTAATTTTTTAAATACTGGAATTGCAACTCCTGTTTGACTTACAAAACTTCCAGCACCAGCACCACCAGAAGCGTAATAAAATCCTTCTTCTTTTATAGTTCCAGATCCAGAATCACCACCAGTAAAATTATAAGTATCATATGTAGCAATAGTGGTATCAGTAAATGCTCTCTTTGATAAAATATGTCTGTGTGATTTAGCTATTCCGCCTATTGCCGCAAAATTAGATAATTTTCCTTTAGTATTTTTATATCCTCTTGTATAAAAATCACCAGATCCTTTTCTTGGTTGACTGACATCCTGAGAAGCTTCCGAGTGTAATAGGAAATGAGTATGTTGAGGTGGTCCGTTTAATCTTTTTTCTTCTAGATTTACCGTAATTGTTTGAGTTCCGACAATATCTGCTGGTATAGTATCAGTAACTAATTCGTAACCTGTTGTGGTAACATTACCCAAAGTAAATCGTCCTCTTTGCCCTGCTTCATCCAAATACCATTTTCCACCGATTGTTTGTGGTCCAACACCAAGATCTGATTCACCAACTGAGACAGTTCCTTGCCCATAAACAGGTCCATTACCAACTAATCGCTTTGCTTTAAAATCAGGAACTTTAAAAGTTCCCAAAGTTCCTGGCCAATTTTGCCATACAGTCTCTGGTGTAATACCAACTGATGGAGTTCCGCCGTAAATATTGCCAATTACAGCAAATAATGCTGGATAATCACTAATATTATATTCTGCGCCATCACAGTATAAGTATCCTGGATATTGATTTTCTGGATTGATTTCTACCTGAGCATCTCCAGTTATAACTCCATATTTTGTAGATCCACCGTTATTTGGAACGTTAGTAGGAACAAAATTATGCTCGAAAGAATTTTGATCTGATTTTAAAACCTGAATAACAGTTCCAACAGACAAAGTATCTGACGTTTTTTCAGTATAAAACGTTTTTCTATTATTTCTATAAGAAGGATTTGGTGATACAGGCATAACGTTATGTTTTTATTAAATATTCTATAATAATGTAAGGACCAGTTACACTATCTAAAGATGCTGATTGGTCTGTTTGAATTGTTAATTGCGTTTTTAAATTATCTGGAGATAGAGAAAAGGCATTGGTTTGTATTTTATAATTATGATCACCCTTTATAAGAGTAATTTTATGATTATGAATTGTTGGATCTCCTTCAGTTTGATCTAATTCATCAACTTCAGTGAGAAGATTTCCAACTTGAGGAAAACATGAACCACTAACAGATGCTGAATTCATATTGAGAGGAACTACATCAAATAAACTAATATTTTTCCAATCATTAGGAACACCGTTTCCACCAGATACATAATTAAAAACTACTTGACCAAATCCACCACCAAATTCTGATGTTTGTTCTCCTTGATTAAGAGGAATGTTTACGCCTTCAATAGTACACGAAAACAAATTAAGAAGAAAAATACTTACAATATCGTCATAACTAGCTGGTTGTCCGTTACCTAGAGATTCACAAGCATTATATAAAAAATAAGTGAGTGGACCATCAGGAACTTGGGTAGTTGGTCCAAGTAAACAATTATAATTTAATTCGGAATTAGTACCACCACTAAAACAAATATTATTAAAAGTATTTTCTCCAGTACAACCAAAAAAACCACCGCCAGAGGATTCCTGGTCAACTGCTTGCCCAGAAGGACTTAATCTAGTTGAGGACCAGTTAAAACTTGCTTGTGCCCAACACGTAGGTTGATTTGCTCCAGGTGATTGATTACTACTACAATTAGGAATTTTGGTATTGTTGAGCCAAGATTCGGTAGAAATAGTAGATGCTGTTTTAAACGAGGCTCCACCTTGAGCAGTTTCTGCCCCAGTTACACCAATATTTGATGCTTTAATTCTACATCTAGTAGTGGAAGCAAAGTGCATATGCGGATGCATTTGCGAAGCTTCTACACCTTCATTATCAGTAAGAGCAAGATTATTAGTACCTCTGGTCCAAGCTGGTTTTCCTTTCAAAGCAATTTGTTGACTAGGAATTGAAAAAGCGCCAGTATACAAAACTTGAACTACAGAACCAACAGTAGAAGTTGCTTCTAATCCCATCCCAGATCTTCTTTTTTCTATTCCTGCTTGATTTTGAGTATTAATTGCATTATATACTCCGACTTCAACCCCAGGAACTGGTCTTATAAATTTTGATCCTAAATCAGGAACAACAAATTGATCTGGATCAATAGCACCAATGATATCATTATTTAAATTTTTTCTAGCAAACTTAGTATTTGTTCCTACTCCAAGAATTTCTGCTAATTCTGGATAAACGCTAGATCTATATTTTGCTCCATCACACTTTAAATACCCAGCTGGCAAAACTCTTTCGTTATCCGAGCTTGCTGGATCATTATTAGATAATTCAATAGGCCAAGCAATGATGGTGCCAGTAGTTGATCCTATTTTACTTCGCTCTGTTCCGTAAAATTTTGCCATTAGTATGCTTTTATCATAAAAGTACAGTTAACTGAAGGCATTTGAGTATCAGCAATAATATTTAGCGCATCATTGATATTTTCTGGATTTACATTTCCTATAGATACGCCAAGTGTTTGACCAGCAACGGGATGAGTTGCTGGTGCTACTAAACTTCCAACTCTCTGTGCTATGTCAAAACTACCGTGAGTATGCCCCTGAAATGTGCTACTATTTGGATTTTGTCCATTTGTAAGAGTATTCATAGTAGTGGGAAAAGTGCCGTGTTTTATAGATACCGTTACACTTTGAACTGAAGTATTAATTGTTTGTTCTGACATTTCAATTTCATATACATAATTAGCTACAGAAGTACCACTCTTCCTTTCAATTCCTAATATTTGAGCACCTTCTGGAATATAAGTTCCAGTAACGGTCATAAACGGTTTTATTCTATCAAATTCTGCTCCAATGTCAGCTCCCGCTGCTAAAGAGAATTTGTTAGAATTTGGTGCCAAAGAAACAGTATACGTTGCTGCTGCTACCAATTCTGGGTCATCAACTACTCCAGTAGAACCTTGAACACCAGTATCGTATCCAAAGAAATTTCTTCTATTAGAATATAATCCTGGTTTTGGAAACATTCCAGACCAAGCATCTTGGGAGTGGGTGATCATTGGTTCATCAATAAATCCCGTACTAAATTGAGATCCAAAAAACTCATTTCTTAAATTAGAAGGCCAAGTATACGCGGGAACGTGTTGCCAGTCTTTACCATATTGACTACCAGTTACTGTTTTTTTAGAAGTTCCTGGGTTTGTATTTCCCTCCTGAATAAAATTAAAAAACCTATCAGTTGTTGGGAGAGTATGCTCACGATCAACGTCAGCAAAATAAGTCATCGGTACTGCTCCATTTTGCCAACTTGGAGTTTTAGCTGCATTTTGTAATTGGCAATTAATATTATTTGCTGTCTGACCGCCAGATGGACACCCACAACCACTACTTTCTGTACCAGATAATTCCATTCTAGCAGATTCAAATAGCATAGGGCCAGAACCTTCAACTGTGGCTCTATCATAAGTTCCTGGATGTCCGTGTGATGGAGTATGCCCAATACCTAATTTTCTAGGTAACATATAAACAGTAGCGCCAAAATCTGGATCAGTAATAGTCATATTTGTCATTTTACCAACCATATTTGAAGTATTCAACAAGGTAAAAACAATATCAGCGTTAGCAGAGATTAATGTTTGAACTGGTGTTGTATCTCCATATCCATTAACTAAACTTCCTACAACGGTACTAGCATCACTTTGTCCATATTGATATTCTGCTTCAACAAGCATACTTTCTTCTAAATCAATAGGCATTCTTGATGATAAATTAGGAACTCTAAAAGTACCATCATAATCAGGAAAAGTTCCACCAAAATTCGAACCACCATAGGTATCACCAATAATAGATGCTAATAAAGGATACCTACGACCAGGATAATTTCTACCATCACAAAGAATCCACCCTTTTGGTAAGTCCGATGATAAATCTCCATCTATTCCATCCCCAGTCCACGCCATCATTGTGCCAATTTTGGCAGCCTTCATTTGCTTTAGTCTATTGTATCGTACTGCCATCTTAGAGCTCCACGAAGAACCAACCGCGTAAGTTGGAAGGAATTTCTAATCCATTCGGATCACCCGTAGCATCAGTATCACCAACAAATAGCAATCCAAAAGATGCGTTTCTTGTTTGAACTATCATTTCTCCGCTATCCCAAGCAGTTGCCAATGGAGCTGAAGAACCTTGATTTGCTTTAGTGCCACTGAAATCACATTGAATTCCAGTAGGTACTCCATTGATTCTTGGAGCCCTAATTACAAGACTAGCATTATATTGAAGATTTCCAGTAATATCAATAAATCTAATAATATCTCCTGTTAAAGCATTTGATGGTAGATATACAATCATATTACCAGAAGTAGGTGGATTAACTAAGTAGTTATTATTTGGTTGTAGTGGGTTTCCTTGGGTTTGTCCGTTTCCAGTGAGAGAGAATGGAAGATAAGTCCATCTTCTGCCACCATTTGCCGTAAAGTATTGCTTAATACCAAAAGCATCAACAGACCCATCTTGATACATAATAAAGTCTCTAGGACCAGTGAGTGCTGCACCAGCAGATCCCAAATTATCAATATGTAATACAGGAGTAGAAGGATCTGCCTGTGCTTTTACTTGTCCTCTAACGTATAATTTATTACCAACGTATGTTTCGCCAGTTGCGTTTATAACTTCAAATTGAAGAACTTTTTCACAAACTCCATTTTCTCTACAAGAATCTTTTACTACTCTCAAATCACCGTGAATTGCTGCGGGTCCCTTTAAATAGAAACCAGACGTACCAGCAGGAAGAGTTTTGTTTTCCTTGATTAAATCAGCATCAAGTTGAGATGGGTCACCAGAGTGTCCATCATCATTACCAATACTAAGAATTACAGTTTCTCCATCACTACCAAACATTCGTAAGTTACCACTTACCATATTCAAATTATCGTGTATAGTTAAGGCTCCTCCACCAAAGAAGTCAACTAATTTACCTACTGGATATTCGGTGCTGATAGTAGCAGGATCTCTATATGATTTTGGAGTTCTAATACCATAGACAGGATCAACTGCACCAGATTTGCTATCGGGTAGGAAGAATTCTGAACCAATTCTGAGTAAGTATTGATCATCTAATTTTGGTGAAACTAAATCACCATTTACCAATTTAATTCTAATTTTATTAGTATTGGTATTTGGTAATTCAACTACTGTTCTTCCAGTTGCTGGAATTGATTGACCTAGTGTAGTAGTCCTATCATCTTTAATAATCTTGACAACTATATCACCAGAAGCCCAGGTATTTGGTATAGTTGTTTCTTGTCCTCTACCGCCAGTAGGATATGTTCCAGCGGGATAAGTTGAGTTATAAAGTGTTGGCAAGAATCCAACTCCACCACTGGTAAATGGTGTTCCAGTAATCCTAATAATTTCACCTTTAGTTACCGACGAGGGAGAAGTAGTCAAACTTGAATTAACAATAAGAACCAAATCACCCGCGCTAAATCCAAGAATACTATTAACTGGAATATCCCAAGTTGGTTGTGTTGTACCACCAGTATGTAAGTTACCTGGAGCAACCGTATTTTGAATTGTTGTTAATGGACCAGTACCTTGTCTGGTTTCGGGAGCTGTGTTGTAAGCATATACAGGAGCAGTTGTAGTGTGAGATACCTTAGTAGTATTAAAGAATCCACCCAACACAAATACTTCGGCATTTGGACTACCAAACGTAGCATTGCCATTGCACGTATTAATACTCACAGTTTCAAATAAATCATTTCTAAACGTAAGTTTTCTATCAGTAGTTGTAGAACCATCACCACATCCACCAACCAAAGAAATATTACCATAAATTAATAAATTGCCACTATTAGCAATATTTGGATTGCCTATCGTAGTATCACCATTTACTGTATTAACTTCAAAAGTTGTTAACGCAGGATTAGCACCATTGTTAATAGTTAACTTTCTAGTTGTCGATGTTAATGCTGTAGAAATTTTAATAATTTCACCCACATCAATATTAAATGTTGCAGATCCATTACCAGAAACTGGATTTGATAAAGTAATCGTAGTACCATTAATTCCAGTAATTGTAGTTCCATCGGGGATGGTAACTGAAGCACTTTGAGATGCAACAAGTTGACCCAACGCCAACGTATAAGAATTGGATACTACTGATTGTAATTGATTGGAACCGTTACTAGCAACGCCATTAAATGGAGGTTTTCTTTGGGTAATGATAAAGTCACCAACCGCCAAAGTTCCGCCAAATTCAGCT